GGTTGGCCAGTTGCCGGATTGGGTGATCTCCAACCCGCCGTTCTCGATTGCAGATCGTCTCGTCCCTCTCGCCTTCCAGCATGCCCAATCGGGCGTGGCGATGCTGCTACGCATCTCCTGGCTGGAGCCGACGAAGGCGCGGGCGGAGTTCCTCGCGGCGCACCCGCCGACGATGTTGATCGTCCTGCCAAGGATCAGCTTCACCGGTGACGGCAAGTCCGACAACGTGACCTGCGCCTGGTTCGTCTGGGATAAGCAGCACCAGGGCAACCTCTGCCAGCAGGTACACCAGGAGATCATTATTGAGCCGCACCGAGCGCCCCAGCCTGCGCTTGCGGAGGCCGCGCCGTGAGCACCCACGCCGTAGATAACGGCGCGAGCTTCGCGGGCCTCTACGGCCTCACCAACCCCATCGTCACCTGGCTAATCGCCCGCGGCCAGGGCGAGCTCGTGGCCCTGCGGCCGGAGGAGCTCCACCAGGCCGCGGTAGCGCCGCGCTGCCCGGGAAGCCACCCAGGCCGCCATCCTGACATGCTCTGGCGTGGTCACGAGTGGGTCTGCTACGACCACGACAAGCCTGTCCGTCAACACATCCCGCCGCGGCTCCAGGAGATACCGCCGCCGCCGTTCTCCACCTTCGACGTAATCGGCAAGGAAGTCAGCCTCGAATACACGCTGGAGGCTAACGAGCGCCGGGCGTCGTGGCACTGGCTGGTCGATGGGAAGGCGTGGCGGCCATGACGGAGGTAGAGATTCGCGAGCGGATCGCCGCCCTAACGGTGGCCCTGGCTGGGGAGTTTCCGAGCTACGAGTCGACCAAGCGCCGACTCCTCACCGACCTACTTGCCGCCTACGAGCAGCTGGTTGGGCTGATCCGCATCGAGCATGGGCAGCCTGAGCACATCGCGGTCAAGGCTCCGAACGGCGCTGGCAGCACCTACCGACGATCCTCAGATGCTCGCTGGGTGGCGGCCGTGCAGCGGAACGGCAAGCGCATTGCCGCCTATGGCGCGACGCCGGAAGAGGCTGAGGCGAAGCTAGAGCATGGGGCAACGCAGGAGGACGGCGGAGCCGAACCCGCCGCAACGCTGGCAGCGAGCGGGAACCCTCCTGCGCCCTCGCCAAGCATGGGACAACCGGAGCAGGTTGCCGAGCCGGTAGCTGCCGCCACCGTAGGCACGCAAGTCACTCGCGCCCGCAATGAGCCTGCTCCGGCCCCTACCCTCACCTGCAGCGACTGCGGCACCTCGATAGTGAGTGGCACGATCTGTCATGCCTGCGCGGGGAAGCGGTCGGGAATGGCCCGCCGCAATGGGCAGCCCAAGCAACCCCTTACGTGCCCAGACTGCGGCGCTGGGGTTAAGAGGCCGGGGGCACGCTGTAAGACCTGCGCCGCAAATAAGCGCTGGGCCGACGCTGGCGAGGCGAGGGCGAAAGTGCCCGGCGCTGGCGTCCAGCCCATGGCGGAGACTGATCCGTCACCCTGGCTCTCTGCTATCCCGGACCCACCTCCGGCCGCGGCTGCGCTCCCAAAGTGCGCCTGCCCCTCGACGTGGTGGACCGCGGCGTCCTGGTCCCTCGGCAAGCCTCAGCAGCGCTCCGACCAGCACAACCACCTTTGCCCCCTGCATGCCCATCGCCACCTCTTCGGCAACACGCCGGACGACGAGGGGAACCTGGTGGGCAAGTGCGCCTGCGGCAACGTGGAGTTGCGGCCCCAGGAGCCGGAGAACGGCTACAGCGCGAAGTCTAAGGCCCACCGGGAAGCGACGGCGGCGCGGTGATCGCTTCGTTCCGGGAGATGGACCTCCGGGCAGCTGAGGAAACCCTTACGGGCGGATGCCTGCGTCACGAGGCGGCGCTTCGCCTGGCCATGGAGACGCTGCCGCGCGACTGCTTCCGCTCCGAGGCTGGGGCATGAGGGGGCCATGGAGCCATACACGCCAACTCTTCCCGGGCGACTACGCGCCGCCAGCGGGGGACCGTTCCTTCTACATCTTCATCCACCAAGAGGGCCAACGCCGCGAATCGGTGTCAGTGGATCGCCTCTCGGATGCCCGCCTGGAATGGGTGTTAACGGTGCTGCAAGCCGAGCGAGAACGGCGACGGCTGGCGGGGCGGGGGGGAGGTGGTTAAGACGACCTGGAACATGATCGAAGGAACAACAATGACGCGGCCCGGCGCTGTCTTAGAAGAGATGCGAGCACTCGACCTGATCTTTACCTCCCCTGGTTACCCAACGGCCCTAGAACAGCGCCTCCGGGCGTGGGACGTCTTCGATCCGAAGGTCTTTGCCAGCCTCGTCCATCTCGCAAAAGCCACGCCATGGCGGCTGCGCCGCGCAGCAGCCTTTTTATGGCAGATCGATATTTGGGAGATCGCAATGGCGGCCGGGGCTGCCTATATCTGGCAGGGCACCGAACGCTGGGACAAAGACCTCTTTATTTCCCCAATCATGTACTGGGGCTACGGCCGCGACCTCGTCTTCAATGATGCGCGTAAGCAATGGTCGCCACCAGCACTGGCAGCGATCCTCCATGCCCCAAGCAATCCGGGTGTCATAGCCCAGGGCTTTAGCGTCGAGGCGAGCGACCAAATCCTCAGTTTTCAGATCGATAGCCTGGATGGGACGCCGATTGTCCTAACCAGCTCCATCGGGCACCTGGGGGCGCCGGTCAGTGAAGCGCAACGTCAGGCCTATTGTCTGCTGCGCTGGCTTCAATCGCCTTATGTGACAGCGGACGCAATACGCGCATCGCGCGCCGAGCGGCGGCGATTGCAACTCACTGATGACCAACTAAGTGAGGTTCATGTCATTCGTCTGAGGCGGCGTGGCACGGATGGTCGACCTGCCGCTGACGATGGCGACGAGGACGGTGTTGATTGGAAGCACCGGTGGTTCGTCCGGTCGCATTGGCACCACTACCACACGAAGGAAGGGACAATCTCCCATTGGCTGGCGCCCTATATCAAGGGCCCGGACGACCTACCCCTGTTGCCCTTTAACCCTGATGTCTTCGCAGTGGTTCGCTGATGGCCTGGATAGAGAGCCACCAGTCGCTCCTCACGCACCGCAAGACCCTGCGGGCCGCGGCCTTGTTAAGGGTGGACAAATACAAGCTCATCGGCCACCTCCATGCCCTGTGGTGGTGGGGGATCGACAGCGCCGATGACGACGGCAACCTTGGACAGGTCACGGCTATTGAGCTGGCGGACGCCGCCGGCTGGCCGACCAAGAAAGGCACCGCCTTTGTTGATGCCTTAGTCTCCGCCGGCTTTCTAGAGCAAACGGGTGCGGCCTACGCATTGCACAACTGGTACCAGTATGTGGGCAAGTTGAACGCACGACGTGCAGCGAACACAGAGCGCATGCGCGACGCACGTGCGCAACACGTGCACCCGCTACCAACCAACCACCACCAACCGGCACCTAGCGGTGCTAACCAACCAACCAAACCAACCACCACCACCACCAACCAACCAACCGCGCAGGAAGTCCTGGAGGGGCGGCCGCTGATCTTCAGGCTTTACGAGCAGCTCTTAGGTCGTGGCGTGTCACCGCTGGTGGCGCAACGGCTACAGGAGGTGGAGCGGGAGGGGTCGCCGGAGTGTGTCGAGCACTGTTTCCAGGAGGCTGCCGAGGCTGGGGCGCGGTCGATAAAGCTGGTCTACACGATTCTGGACCGTCACAAACAGGAGGGTTGCTATGCAGGAAAACCTCAGCGAGCGAGTGTCGGAGCCAACCTTGGTCAAGGACCTACTGGCGCCGACGAGGCCTATCTCTCCAGACTCGGAATCGGCGAGCGAGAGTTCGTGGTGGACCCTTGAGGAGGTGGCCGGCGCCAGGGCGGCAGCGATCCGTCACGCCGTCAATCGCGGCTGGAAGTATGAGAACGGCCTGTTAACGAAGGGACGGGTGAAGATGCGCCCAAGCAACCTGATGCCAAGCAAGGTTGGCGACCTGGATTACAACCCAGCGCGAGACGCCTTCGCCCTGCGATTGGGCGCCGTCTTCGACCCGAACGTGCCCGGCCATTACCGGCTTGGGACGCTTTTTCTTAACGGCGACGGGAGCTGCGCCGACCCAGAAGCGTGCCCGGAGTGCGGAAGTTTGCACGGAGAACACAGATTTTTCGTCCGAACTTTGTCAAAAAACCCGCACGCGCCGCCGTGGAAAACTGCGTGGACTTATTGCCGGCGTTGCACCACGCCGGAGGAAATCGAGCAGCTGAAGACCAGGGCGCTGGCCGCGCCGAATAGCCGAGGAGGAAGGCAATGAGCATTCCATATCTTCGCCCCGGAGTGGGTGCCTGAGTTGGCCCACGACAGCGCTTTGCGGACTCGTCTTGATCACGGCGCTGTCGTTAGCTTCCGAGGAGGAGGCCGCGAATGACGCAAGAGCAACCAACGCCGCGGCAGGCGACCAACAACTACTTCTGCTCGAAGTGCAGCCTGCCGTGCAAGACCTATCTGCCCTCGAAGGCCTTCACGGTGACGGCGGCGGCGAGGGAGCAGTTACGCCTGAGCGAGTGCTGCTCGTCCCCGATCCGGGTAGTGGCGGGGAAGGACTGAGCGATGCTACCGGCGCTCCTCCTGCTCCTCCTGGGCCACCAGACGCTGCGCCGATTGAGGGCTGGGCGACGCATTACGGCGAGGCGTATAACGGCCAACGGATGGGCTGCCAGGGCGCCGGCCTCTACTCCTCGGACGACCCGACGATCGTTGCGGTCAGCCCTGAACGCTACGCCGAGTGGCCATGCGGTCAGCAGCTCCACGTCAGCGGCCCAGCAGGGAGCATCGTCGTGACGCGCCAGGATAGCTGCCCTGGTTGCGGCGCGAATGTCCTGGATCTCTCCGAGGAAGGCAACCGGCGCGTCTGTGGCATCCCTGAGCACACTTGCCGGGTGATCATCGAGGTGATGCGATGAGCGGCAAGCAAGCCAAGCGCCAACGAAAAGCCGCTATGCAAACCGAGGTCGAGAGCATGAAGCCCATCGTTGTCAAGTTCATCCGTGGCGCCGTAGACAAGCTGCGCCAGGAGTACGCACGAAGGCTGAAGATCATCCGGCAGAACGACCCCGAGGGTGCGGCTGAACTAGCCGACGCTCTCACACCCTGCCAGACGTGCGCCTTCAGCCGCACCGCCGACTTCACGGACGGCTATGACGGCTTCCTAGGGACCTCCTGTCTGCTCGTGGAGGCAATGGCCGAAGGGCGACCTTTCGTCTGCCATCAACCGAAGGAGCCGGGTGAGCTTGGCGATTACCTGCCCAGGGAATTTCCTTGTATCGGCTGGCTAACGCTTCAATCCCCCACCCCTGGCCCGTTCGACGTCCGCGAGCTGCTTGGTGACGAGACGGTAGACACGCTGATCGAGGGCAGTCGCATCCTGAACCCGGAGCGCCACCAGATGGCAGATGTTGGAGCTACTGATGGCTAGGCTGAAAGCGTTCTCGAACACCAAGATCGATGTTTTCAAAACACAGGGCGAGCTCGAAGCGCTGCTGGAGAAGCGTGGCATCCTGGCCTCACGCTGGTCTCACTTCGGCGAGACGAAAGACGTGGGCGGCATCGTCCGCTTCGAGTTTGAGTGGCAGCCGGTTCAGTCACTCCACGACTCGAAGCGCCAACCTCTCGGCTACCGCATCGAGGTCGAGTACAAGGGTGAGTTGGGGCCTTATGGCGGGCAAAAGGGCACGACGCGAGAGCAGGCAGCGCGAGCCCTCTATTGGCACGTCAAAAACCTCTTCGACGCTATCGACTTCGGCATCGTGGACCTAGAGCAGGCCTTCATGCCCTACATGCTGCTACCGGACGGCCAGACGGCCTACGAAAAGGTGGGGCCGCAGCTCAAGGCATTGCAAGAGGGTGAAATGCCGAGGCTGCTCGAGCGAGGCCGACCATGAGCACGCTGATCTCCTGGTCCGACGAGGTATGGAACCCGACGACGGGCTGTGACCAGGTGTCCCCCGGCTGCGCCCACTGCTACGCGAAGCTCCTGGCCTCGCGCTACCGGCAGAACCCCAAGATGCAGGCGCTGGGCATCTATCAGCGCGACGGCGGGCGGGCATCCGGTCCGGGCTTCGGCCTGACGCTGCGGCCGGAGGTCCTGAAGAAGCCGCTGCACTGGAAGCGCGGGCGGCGCATCTTCGTCAACTCGATGAGCGACCTCTTCCACGATGAGATTCCTTCTGATTACATCTGGGACGTCTTCAACGTCATGGCGCAGCGTCCAGAGCACACCTTCCAGATTCTGACGAAGCGAATTGAACAGGCCTTGCTGCTCCTGGAGTACCTCACCGACCTCCTGCGAATCGGCGCGCCGTCGTTCATGCGGGCGCACCTGGCGCTGGCTTACCAGTTTGACCATGGCAACTGGCCGTTGCGGAACGTCCTCATCGGCCCTACGGTCGAGAACCTCCACTTCGCTCAGATACGCTTGCCCATCCTCCAGAAAATCCACGAGTTGGGCTGGCGAACGATGGTCAGCTACGAGCCCGCCCTCGGGCTGGTGGACTTCGAGACCTACGTTGACGGGATCGACTGGCTGATCTGCGGCGCGGAAAGCGGCCCGAAGCGCCGGCCGTTCAACTACGAGTGGGCGCGGTCCGCGATGCAGCAGGCGCGCGATGCCGGAATACCGTTCTTCTTCAAGCAGGGGCCTGGGGCGAAGTCGGAGAATCTCGACGGCGTGCCAGCGGACCTGCTGGTGCGGGAGTTCCCGACGTGATCACCCTCGCGGAGCATTATCTGCATCAGCTTGGCTATGTCCTGGCGCTGCGCCTTAAGTACGAGGACGAGATAACGCCGGAGTTGCGGCCGTTGCTCTACTACGCCGTCTCGGCGCGGCTCGATGACTGCACCCAGGCTGGCGTTCAGGACAAGGCCCACGCGCTACTCCGGACGGCACGGCAGGCGCGGGCAAAGCAGGGCGGGCAGCGGTCGTGAGTCGGCGTACAGACCTTCCCGTGATGGCCTCCTGTACAGCGTGCGGCAAGTGCTGTGGGCCTGCTTCAGTGAACCGCGATGAGGCGAAGAGAATCGGCCGCTTCCTCAAGGACAACGACGAGGCCTGGATCGCCCCGCTTGTTGGCGATCCACTTAGGTGCGGTTTCCTTCGAAACTCCGAAGAGGAAGGCCGCTTTACGTGCGCCATCTACGAAGCACGCCCGTGGGTATGTCGGGCCTACGGAGTCGTCAAGCAGCTTGTTTGCTCGTTCTTTCCAGAGGAGGCGATCCTCGACTTCCCAGCAGACCAAGCAGTTGGCCTCGGACGGATCTCCCAGAACGCGAAGCTCCTCGGTGAGTATTTTGAGGATGGCTACTTGGCGAGGATCACTCCTAAGGTCAACGACCGCCTTCCACCCAGGGGCGGTGTTCACGGTGAAGCGGCCCAACGCCTTCCCCTGGCAGGAGGCGCGGAAAGCGGCCGGCCTGCCCCAGCTCCACTTCCACGACCTGCGCCACATCCACGCCAGCGTGCTGATCGAGCAGGGCGTTGACTTCAAGGTGATCCAGGAGCGCATGGGGCACTCGTCCATCACCGTGACGCTCGACCTTTACGGGCATCTGCGGACCGGCGCGGACGCCTCGGCTGCGGCTCTGGCGGAGGCCGCGTTGGCAGACGTTTAGCAAAAGCAGTAGGATTGCCGCAGGTCAGATACGAAATGTGGTAGGCGATAGTTGTTCCTACGAAGGTGGCCTAAAAACGGATGCGTGTCAACGGGTGCAGACTGAGTCTCCCAGGCGGCCTGCGCCTTTTCGCGTCGTGCAACATCGTGCAGGCCAGGGCAAACGCGCCGTTAGCGGATTGTTAGTAATGATGAAGAATCCGTTTAAGGCATTACGATCCGAACAAGCCCTGTTTCTCTGGACTGGGACGGCAATGGGCTCGCGCTACCACAGGGCGGTCCGTGTATTGCTGCGTAGACGTGGCGAAGCAGAGAACAAGGCCGTCCCGGTCTGGCATGGCTTGTGTGGCGTGGGCCTGCAGTCCACACAAGTGGGCACGAAACCACCACCCGGACGTTCGGTATGTCCACGCTGCGCGGCTAACCCTGCCTTCAATCGTCGAGAGCTCATTGTCAAGACATATTGGTTGTTAGGGCCAAGGTTCCACATTGTTTGGGATGAGCCAGAGGCCGTGTGAACACCAACGCCCAACGCAGCACCGAGACTCATCGTCGTGAACGCGATGACCTGCGCAGCAACTATTGGCGCCGCAAGGTCGTGCCAGAAGTCAAGCGCCTCTATGGGACTATCTGCCACATCTGCGACAAGCCCATCGATATGGGCCTCAAGTCGCCACACCCGCAGTCATTCAGTGTTGACCACATCCGGGGAGCGGCGACGGGCTTCGACCTGCGTTACCTGCGACCAGCGCATCTTGGCTGCAACCTGAAGCAGGGCGACCCAACACGAGGCGACCCAACACCCAAGGTGATGACACGGTGGTAGGGAGGGGCCTCGAATTTTTGGGGAGTTGGGCCACGCCTGACAGGGCTCGCCCACAGTTTCTCTCTCCCCAGCACGTTGGAAAAACTCAGTGAAGGTGATCACTGCTCTCAACCGCGCGCTTAAAGGGGTCATCCTGGATGACCGGGACTTGGCGACAGTCGAACTGGCGAGGCATTACGCCAGGAGCATCGATAGCGATTCACAGATGGACTGGCATGTCGGGCCTCGATTACTCGATGTGTTGATTCAACTCGGGATGACGCCAAAGGCAAGAGCAAGTGTGCTTCATGGAGGACACGAGAAGGATGACGATGGTCCAAGCAACACGGCCCTCGATAGTCTCCGTAATCGTCGGGTCGGTCGAGCCGCGTCTTAGTACGCCACCGCTGCGCGAGCTAACACCAGCGACGTCGTTCGGCTTCGACGTGATCGACTTCGCACGCAACGTGCTAGGCCAGCCGCTCGACCCCTGGCAGGAGTGGCTCGTCATCCATGCGGGCGAGCTCCTGCCGGATGGCTCGCCGCGCTTCCGGCAATTACTCGTTCTGGTGTCCCGCCAGAACGGAAAGACCCATGTCCTCGTCGTGCTCAGCCTCTACTGGCTGTACCTGGAGAATGTCGCGCTCGTCCTTGGGACATCTACGAACCTCGATTACGCGAGAGAATCTTGGGAGAAGGCCGTTGCATTGGCGGAGGACACGGAACTCCTGGCGCGTGAAATCAAGTCACTCAGGCGAGCCAACGGCGAACAGACGCTAACGGTGGCCGGCAACTGCCGATACAAGATCGCGGCATCCAACCGCCGCGGCGGGCGCTCATTGACAGTCCATCGCCTCATCATGGACGAGTTGCGCGAGCATCAGGACTGGTCGGCTTACAACGCCGCAGTGCCCGCGACTTCGGCAGTGCCGGACGCGCAGATCTGGATGATCAGCAACCAGGGCGATGACCGGAGCGTCGTGCTGGCCAGCCTGCGCAAGCAAGCGCTGGAGGAGACGGACCCGCGGCTCGGTATCTTCGAGTGGTCCGCTCCGGACGGCGCCGCGGCAACCGACGTGGCTGCGCTGGCGGCAGCTAACCCTAACCTCGGGCACCGAATCAGCCTCGACTCGCTGATGGGCGACGCCATGCGGGCTGAGGAGGCTGGCGGCGACCAGCTGGCCGGCTTCCTAACAGAGCATCAGTGTCGCTATGTGCCGCTGCTGAATCCCGCAGTTGACCCCGGCAGCTGGTTGGAATGCCTTGATATGGGAGACCTTTCCGGGGTCCGGGAGCGCGTGGGTCTCTGCATGGACGTGGCGCCTGACCTTAGACATGCCTCGCTCTATGCGGCGGCTGTCCTGGACGATGGCCGTGTCCGCGTCGAACCAGTAAAGGCATGGTCGGGGCCCGGCTGTACGGACGATTTACGACGCGACCTCATCGAGATCGTGCAGCGCGTTAAGCCGGTGGTCTTTGGCTGGTTCCCTGCTGGTCCGGCTGCGGCGTTGGCTGCCGACCTGGAGGAGCGTCGTAGCTGGCCTCCAGAAGGCGTTGCGGTGGAGGAAATACGCGGCGATATAACGGCGGTGTGCATGGGCTTCTCTGAGCAGGTTGGAGCGCATCGCATCGCTCACTCAGGCGATCCGTTGCTGGACGCGCATGTAGCCGGTGCTGAGAAGTTGATGCACGGCGACGGCTGGCGGTTCAGCCGTAAGGGCGAGGGTCACGTCGACGCCGTGTATGCGGCCGCCGGTGCGGTTCACCTGGCGCGAACGCTGCCGGAAAGCAAGACGGTGGGTGTCTTTTGGGCATAGTCAAGACGGCGCGGAAGGTCGGCCTGGCCGTTGGCACCATCCTCGATGACGAAGACCGCAAGCTGATCGCCCAGGCCATCGTCCTGGTGGCCTCTGGCGCCTTCCTCATCGTTGCGCTGGGTGGAGCGATCGGCCTCGCCGTGCGCGTCTTCGGTCTGGCAGCAGGGTAAAGGAGCACAAACATGGGATTCGTCGCAAGCACCTTCCGCGCCGTGATCCCCTCCGCGCGGAGCATGACGGCCCAAGTCCCGGTCTGGCAGAACGGCGTCGCGCAGCTGCCTCAAGCTAATTACCAGACCTTCGCTCGCGAAGGCTACATGAACAACGAGCTAGTTTATGCCTGCATTGATGAGTTGGCAACCACGGCCGCCGAGCCACGCATGATGGCGCGAAGCGGCCAAACATGGCGGCATACTGGCGATATTTGCGACCTCTTGAACAACCCGAACCCGTTTATGGACTCGTTTCAGTTCTGGGCGACGATCATCATGCACCTCAGCCTCGCAGGGAACGCTTATGCCCTAAAGGTGCGTTCGGGCTCCGGTAAGGTGGTTGAATTGTGGTTGATGAGGCCGGATCGAGTCCGGATCGTGCCTTCGACCAGCTCCTACATCGGCCACTACATCTACAACGTCGGCGGCGGAGACTTCGTAAACATCCCAGCCGAGGACGTGATCCACTGGAAGGAGCGCCACCCGCTAGACGACTGGTATGGGATGCCACCCCTGATGGCTATTTCCGGTCGCACCGACCTGGACAATTACATGAAGGATTTTCAGAAAAGCGCCTTCCTCAACGGCGGCATGCCGGGCGCCGTTCTGAGTATCAAGCAGAAGGTGTCACCGGAGGACAAACAAGCGATCGGTGACCGCTTCCGCAACAAATTCGGCGGTCCGAACGGCTGGCACGAGCTCCTGATTCTCGACAATGCTGAGTCGTCCTATACGCCGATGTCGATGTCCCTAGGCAACCAGGGCCTGGTCATTCCGGAGCTGGACATGATCGCAGTGGAGCGCATCTGTAGCGTCTTTCATGTCTTCCCGCCGCTAATCGGCTACATGAAGGACACTGGCGGCTACAACAGCCTATTCGCGCTTGAGCGCCACTGGTGGACATCTACGCTGATGCCGCTCTATCAGTCGCTCGCGGGGCCGCTTAACCTCCGCCTGGTGCCCGAGTTCCCGCGCATCAATGAGCTGAAGTTCGACATGACGCTCGTGCTGGCGCTCCAGGAGGATCAAGACAAGCTGGCAATCCGCTGGGGTAAATTGGCCCAAACAGGCGTGGCGTCGGTTCAGGAAGCACGCGAGAAGGTGGGTCTGCCTCCCGAATGGGAGTCAACGGCGGTCTTCCTGGTGCCTTCCTCGTCAGTCGCCACGACGGGCGATGACCTAGAGGAGCCGGAGCCAGAAGAGCCTGCCCAGGTTGCCGCGCCGGAGCCCGTCAGGGCCCTGCCGGCCGCTCGAAATGTCGGCCGACCGCGCATCATAGACGACCCCGAGGCCCGTGCTGCCTGGCAGGAGTGGAGTCAGCTGCAACTGACTCATTCCGGCATAACGTACCGGCAAGGGGCGATGTACTTGGCCATCAGCGAGCGAACCCTACAGCGCTATGACAAGGCCTTCGGCAGCGACTCCTAGAGAATTTCTGTCGCAATTATTGTCGCGTTCTAGCTAATTCCTGTCGTTCTGCCGCCTTTAGGCTGGCTGGCATGGACGTTCCCGAAGGCCGCATCTGGCGCTCCTCGCGCCCTCGCGCCGCTCTGGTGGAGGGCCGTCGCGACTGGTATCGCATCGAGAATCGCGCCAACGAGGACGCCGCCGACGTCTATATCTACGACGAGATCGGCTACTTCGGCGTCAGCGCTAACGACTTTGTGCGGGACCTCCGTAACGTCACTCAGTCGGTCATCAACCTCCACCTGAACACCCCCGGCGGCGACGTCTTCGACGGGGTCGCGATCTTCAACGCGCTGAAGGGCCACAAAGCGACGGTGAACGTCATCGTGGACGGCCTCGCGGCCTCTGCTGGCAGCTTTATTGCGATGGCGGGTGACCGCGTTGTCATGGCGCCACACTCCAAGATGATGATCCACGAGGCCTTTGGCCTGGCCATCGGCGACGCCAACGACATGACCAAGATGGCCGAGCGCCTCAACGCCACCTCCGAGAACATCGCTGCTATCTACGCCGAGAGGGCGGGCGGTGAGGTCTCTGACTGGCGCGGCCGCATGAAGGCTGAGAGCTGGTATACGGACCAGGGAGCCGTTGACGCCGGACTGGCCGACGAGGTCAGCCGCGACGCCTCTGGCCAGCAGGCCGCCTCCTTCGACCTCTCAATCTTTCGCAACGCACCGGCGGACTCCGCCGGTGCGGATGAGACGCCCGCCGGTGTCGGAACGGAGACCGAGGCAGACTCAGAACAGCCCATGGCTGAGGTGGAAGCCACACCCGACGAACTTGCAGAACTTCGCGCAGAGCTCGAGGAGCGCGCGCAGCCAATCATCAACCCGGAGCTGGAAGTAGCGCTGGATAGAGTCCTCGCGCGAGCCCACTAAGGAAGGAAATCAGGCCATGTTGAACGTAGCAACCCTTAACGGAGAACTCGAGCAGGTCATCACTCGTCGCGAGACGATCCGGCGAGAAAACCCCGGTGCAGTCATGCCGGAAGAGGCCCGCGCCGAGGACGAGCGCCTGACGACTCGCGCCCAGGGCATTCGCCAACTGATCGAGGAAGCGCGGCAGGCCGAGCGCGACGCCTCCTTCGAGGAGACGGAGCAGTTCGTCAATCGGCCGGTGTACCAGATCAACCGCGCCGTCAACGACGACGACGACGGCAGGCGGACCCTGATGGGCGCCGGCTGGAACTTGCGCAACGGCACCTGGTATCGCCAGACCAGCATTCGTGGTTTCAATGGCCAACAGATGGAAGTGGCGATGTACCCCGAGGAGGTTCTGATCGGGCCAGTCCCGGAGGACGATCCGACTTCGGCTAGCTACATTCGTCAGATCCGGGCCACCATGCAGCCCGCCTATCGCAACGCGTGGGTCAAGTACGTGCGCAACACGGTCACGATGGGAGCCGCCGGCATTGGCATGCTCTCCTCGGCCGAGCAGAACGCACTCTCCGAAGGCACTGATGGAGCTGGCGGCTTCACCGTCCCGCCCGATATTGCCGCCGAGATTGGCGGCCGCCGCGCCCAGGCCAGCGTTATGCGCCGGCTGGCCACTGTCACGCAGACCATGCGCGACGTGTGGAAGAAGCCGATGGTCAAGCCGAATTCGGCCACCGGCAACCGCAACATCTTCTCTGACGACTTCGTCGCTGCCTGGGTCGGTGAGACGCCGTCACAGAGCAGCATCGACGTCGCCTTCGAGATGTTTGAAATCTCAATCAAGAAGGTGCGCGCCTATACGCTCCTTAGCAACGACCTGATCGCCGACTCCGTTGGCAACCTGGTCGGTGAGCTGTCGAGTCGTGGTGGCCGCTCTCTCGGTCTCAAGGAAGACCAGGGCTTCATCAGCGGCGGCGCCGTGGCGCTGGAACCACAGGGCATACTCTTCCACCCCCTGGCGCTAACTCTCGTAGCCGCGGACGGTATGGCAGTCGACGTTGAAGGCTCGGTAGCAAACACAATCAGCAACTCCGTCTCGGCCGCCGGCTCGGCGCCGCTGATCAAGCAGCTCGTCTACCAGCTGCCGTCCCAGTACGCCGCAAACGCCACCTGGCTGATGCGCCGCGTGACGCAGGGGAAGATCGCCGGCCTGGTCGACGCCAATGGCCGTCCCTTCTGGAACTCCTACCTCGAGAGCGGCTTTGCTCGGCCCCAGATGATCATTGAGGGCTTCCCGGTCGAGAACAGCGAGTTCGTCGGCGCGGACGGCGCCGTCAGCACCACGCCGGCCACCATCCCGCTGATCTTCGGCGACCTCTCCGAGTACCGGATCGTTGAGCGCACGCAACTGAGCGTGCGCGTCCTGACGGAGCGTTTCGGCGACACCGACCAGACCGGCCTCTTCCTCTTCAGCCGGGTTGGTGGAGGCCTCTGGAACTTCGACGCCATCCGCACCGGCGTTATCGCAGCCTAAGAAAGCCCCGAAGGGCCAGGAGGGTTTAACACATGAGTAATCACGCAGGAGCCAAGAGCGTCGTCACGATTGTGCGGGCGCCGCTCATTCTCGACGAGTCGGTTGCCAACTCATTGAGCGCCGTCTCGGACATGAAGGGCTATGACCGCATCCGGTTCATCGCCCAGATCGGCGCCATGGTCAACGCCTCGACGCTGGACATCTTCGCGGTCGAGTCGAACGAGTCCAACCTGGGCAACGCCACCAACATCACCGGTGCCGCCCTCGTCCAGGTCCCGAACACGGAGAACAACACGGTGCAGATCATCGATATTCACCGGCCCAGCAAGCGCTACGTCGGCGTCTACAGCAACGCGGACGGGGCCAACGTGTCCCTGCTGGCGATCCTGGCCGAGCGGTTCCCCGGCACCGGCACTACGCCGCGGACTCAGCCGACCAGCCACCAGTACGTCAGCGTTCAGGCCAACTAGGCCCCGATGGTCATCGCCGAAAAGGTAGCGGAGGAGCAGGAGCAAACCGAAAGCGCTCCTACCATCCTCCTCTGTGCCTGGCGTTCTCTGACGGTCGAGACGGCCGAGTGCATGCGGATCATGGAAGACCTCGGCTGGCCGACCCAGACCGTGCGAGGCGATGCCTTGATCCCTCGTTCCCGGTCCCGCATCGTCAGCAACTGGTATCGCAAGACCACGGACGACGTCTTCCTGATGATCGACGACGACGTAGTCTTCGAGCCGCAGGGCGCTGAGAAGGTCGTCAGGCTGGCGCGAGAGAAGCGCGGCATTGCGATCGGCGCCTACCCGGTGAAGGATGGCAGCCACCTGGCGTGTCGCGCCTTCGTGGGGCAGCGGCTGCTCTTCGGCGAGGAGAGCCCGCCGGTGCAGATCCTCTGGCCCGCGACTGGCTTTATGGCCGTCCACCGCGACGTGATCACCGCGATGATCGAGGCCCGGGATGAGGCCAACCACCCCCGCTTCCCGCTTTGCGGCGCCAAGGGCGACAACCCGATGTGGCCCTTCTTCCACTGCTTCTGGCTGACGGGCGAGGACGGTGAGTCCGAGTACCTCTCTGAGGATTATTCCTTCGGCGAAGTGGCGCGGCAGCTGGGCTTCAAGACCTGGCTAGACCCAAGCGTCATCCTCTATCACCTGGGCCAGTACCCCTACAACGTCCACAACATGCCGACCGCTGAGCACGTCGAGAGGCCGTCAACATGAACTGCGCCCACTGCGGCTCTGAGCTCGTCCCCCACGAAGGCACCGGCGCCAAAGAAGGAGCGCTGCACTGCTACGGCTGCGGCTGCTGCTTCGTCGCGGACGGCGTGACGCCGCGCGAAGGCGTGCCGATCTGCGCGCTGGTTCAGGCTCCCGCTGTCAAGGCGGCCCCCGCAGAGCCTGAACCGGCCGAGCCCAAGGCCAGTGTGCCATCACGGCCGAGGCGGGCCAGTGGGAATTGAGAGCTTCGATGTCTACTCCGGGAGCCCGGGTCGGTCGATTGGCGACATGCAGATTGACCAAGATGGACACCGGGTCTGGTTCGGCCGGGGCCTCGATCTAAGCCAGATCGGCGGCGCCCCTGCCCCAGGCTCCATCACCCTCGCCATGCTCTCCCAGGAGGTACTCGACGCTATGACAGACCTGATTCATGTCCGCAAGACGATCACGTTCGATGGTACTGAGGGTAATGGCCAGATTGGCAAGGTGATCGTCTTCGCGCATACCGGAGAGGTCGAGCTTCATTCACTGCATGGTAAATGCACCGTAAGTCTTGGGAGTGCTGTCGCCGGAACGCTCGCGTTGGGCACAACGAGCCAGGCCGACTATTTCGCCTCTGCTGGCGACATCTACGATATAACGGAAGGCAAGCTACTCAGTGCTGGTCCAGGTCTTACTGGTCTTGGCGGTACTGAGGTAGTTAAGGATTTGATAGGTACGGCTGAGAACGGGTATAAAAACCTCCACCTTGCTGCGGACATTTGTCTGGACGTTGCCGCCGACGATATTACTGTCGGCGAACTTGTATTCGACCTGTTTTACAAGGCTGTCAGCGATGACGGCGCGATGGCAGGCGATTCATGAGGCTTTTCTTAGCGGTTCTAGCTCTCGTCGTTTGTCTGCTGGTTGCCCTTCCTAATGCCGAGCGAGGAGAGGCCAAGGGGAAGCCGCCGCCTAAGACCCCAACTCCTACACCAACGGCGACCGCGACA